CCACAACCCTTTTTCAGGAGGTCGTATGTCACGACTAAGACAAAGAGACAGTTATAGGTATACGGATGGATTGATGACCTTTGGTCTGATAGGCGGCTCTGTATATTCTGCTCAACTGGTCAGTATTATGCCAGCGGGAGAAATGCAAGCCGTCCTCGATGAGGGAATTAAACAACCTTATCGCAGATGGGGCAACATCTTACCACCGTTACACTCTGTACAAATGTCAAAATGTGTGACACCTCCAACCAAGGATGGGGATTGGGTTAATTGGATGTACCGGTATCCAGGGACGAGCTATTATTTCGCCTATAAAGGGCCGAATCTAGCTTATTTTCCTCTGACGTCCGGTATTTACAGTGAAACGGCCATTCCATTAGGCTGTGACCTTATTTCCACCGAATCCAATGTCAATTCATGGATTCTGCAACGGGCTTATTCTAAAATGAGCTCAGCAGAATTCGACTTTGGAGTCACGCTCGGCGAAGTAGCTGAAACAGCTGCTTTCTTAGCCGGGCCACTTGGGAAAATTGCTTCTTTGTCTAGTGCCGCTTTTCGCGGTGCTAGTGCTCTGTACACACAAGGCACAAAAACCTGTGTGAGAGTTGCTAAAAATGCGTCTGCAAAACATGCCAGGCGTCTGTTAGCTACAACGAAGCAACACCCTCTTGATACATCTCTTCGAATTGTGGATGAGACAGCCAACCACTGGCTTGCCTACAAATTTGGAGTTCTTCCTCTTATCGATGATATTGGTAAGGCGTTGGATTTCAAAGAGAGGAATGTTGCACAGGCCTTCGGGCTTCAGTGCGCAAGAGTGAAGGGACCTAAGATTCAGACATTGAATCAGAAGGTGACAAAGAATTCAGCCCCGCTTGCTGGCGGAGGTATTGCATTTGATTTGTGGGCCGTAAGGCAATCCACAGATCAGTATTCATGCGGGATTTATTTCCGCAATAAATGCAATGAGCCTCTCGTCAATTTTATGGAGAAGCTTGGGTTCGCACCCTGGCAACTACCATCACTTGCGTGGGAACTAATTCCTTTGTCTTTTGTGGTTGACCGGTTCATAGATGTTAAATCCTTTGTACGAGGCAATATCGGTTCCTTATCCAAAGAAACATATGGATCATGGATTACCCGTAAGCTCGAAACCGTTACTACAGCAAACCTAACAAGAATGCGTATTGGCGGTACAACGGATTCATATCTGGTTCCTAACCTTAAACAGCAAACTGCTGTATTGGTGAAGAGTCAGATGGTTCGCATCTTGAATCAACCGCGACCTAGTTTTCCGGTCGTAAACCCATATTGGCGCGATCAAATGACCGCTGATATGACTAATCTGTCCCTGATCTGGGGACGTCTACGTACTCACGTAGGAAAATTAATTGAGGAGTAAGTTATGGGTGTGCATAATGCAGCCATTTTGGTCGGGGGTACAGTATCAACTACTGGTGGTACCTCTACGTCGTTTGTTCCGAATGGAGCAGATGTAAAAGGCGGAGTTCAAGTAGTTGACTCTGCAAACACTAATGCTGTGACACGGGCCTCAATAACGTTCCGGACTATAAAAGCCGCCGTTCTTGATACCGTGACTGGTTTATTTACCGGTAAGAGTAAACGCCAAGCACAGCTGGTACGCCCTAAGGTGCTTGCCTCTGGCCGAGTGGTTTTTCCACTTGTTAGAGTCGAGCTTGAGCTACATCCCGAAATGACTGATGCAGAAATTACTGCACTTATGTCTGAAGGGGCACAGCTACTCGCTGACTCTGATTTTACGGCCTTCTGGAAGCTTGGTAGTGTAGCTTAACTACCACCCCTAATAACCTACAAAACAAATGAGGTTAAGAGATGTACCATACTGATGAGCTCGTACTTCGACTCTTCCAGCACTTGTGTAAGGACATGTCAAACGCTTTACAGGCAAAAGATAACTATATCGTCGCGAGCCGGTACACTGTACCTGAACTGCGCGCACGTAAGTTTCTTCTCCACGATGGGTTAACTCCATATCAATATAAATGGATGGCCCAAGTGAATAGCCTTCTTAAGCGCTACGTGTTCGAAAATGACTCCATAACTCCTGAAGAGCGTGTGCAGCGGACGAACGATAAGTTTGTCTCATTGCAGGAAAAGCTTGCATCTAATTATTGGAAACCTAGAAGTTTTAGGCTACACATAGTTATACAGCGAGCCCGCTCTATTTGTAAAAGGATACTTGCGGATTATCAGCCGGATGGCTGTGACCCAAGAGGACAATTCGGACAAAAAGCGACCGTAGGTTGCCCCGCTTCTCAAGCTTACTTAGATGAGAAGTTACTGGCCAAACCAATTACCGGAAGTGCATGTCACCTCGCATGGTGTGAAAAACACCTAGCGGCGAACGATTCATTGTTAGCTGCGTTCCTTCAGGCCAACACAAAAGGCTTTGAGGAAACGAGGTATTTAGCGCAAGTAAATGTACCAAAGAAGTTTGACATCGAAAGGGGAATCAACCCCAACACCTTAATAGGCTCTTACTACTCATCGGCTCTGGGCAGGATTGTCCAGGAAGCCTTGAAAAATGAGGGGCTAGATATACAGAGGCTACAAAGCCGCCATGGTATCTTAGCTAGGAGAGCATCTACTAAAGGTAACCTTGTGACTGCCGATCTATCTGACGCGTCACATGGCTATCTGTCTAATATTTTAAACGCTCTAATGCCACGCGCATGGTATCGCGCTTGCATGTTTGGAGCCATTAGACAGGTAGAAGTCGATGGAAAGGTCTTACGCCTTGAGTCAATCATGACAATGGGCATCGGTTTTACTTTTCCGATTCAGACCTTACTTTTTTACTGTTTGCTTAAGGCAATGGCTGATCTTGCGGGTATACAAGGTTTAATCTCCGTTTATGGGGATGATCTTATATATCCAACTAAACTACATAAATTTGTAGTTGGGATCTTCTCCGATTTGGGTTTTAAATTAAATCTTGACAAGACATTCGTCAAGAGCCCCTTTCGGGAATCTTGTGGCTCTGATTTCTTCAAAGGAGTGGACGTTCGTCCCTTCTCACCTGAAGGTGTCTCACAGCACATTGGGCCAAAGCGTTACGCAGCTTTTTGCTACAAGCTGTTAAACGGTTTACTGAACAAATGGACGTACTACGAGGTTAAGTCATCTATCGACCTCCTTTTATCTGAAGTTTGTTTTGTAATGGGTTCGCTTTACATTGTTCCTGAACACTTCCCAGCAACTTCGGGTTTGTGTTCTTCGACAGAGTATTGCAACCCGACCAGTCTTTTTCCGTGGTATCTGTCTCCTAAAGGAAGAACCTTTTCTAGGGAGTCGTACCGTTACCATTTCATGTATCTACGTGAAATGCCTCGTCGCCGATTTGTCCGCTCAGTTTACCCATACCTTTGGGAAACGCTGAGGGAGCTTGCTACACGTGAGCAAGCCGACGAGCTGCCTCTCTT